GTCTCGGAAGTCACGTTTACTCAGGACCAGAACGGCACCCTGACGGAAATCCGTGTCGGCCCGCCTGATGCTTATCTGCCTGAACCCGAAGCCCCCGGCGCGCGGAAAAAGAAAAAAGCCAGAGTACAGGAGGACCCGTTCTGATGAGGACGATTGAAGCCATGCAGCGACAACTTCTCGGCCTGATTGGGCGGGCCGTGGTGAAAAGCATCAGTGCCGCCACGAAATGTCAGACCGTGGATGTGTCCCTGATTGCCGGTGAACCCAAAGCCGGGGTTGAACATCTTGAACCCTACGGTTTTACCGCAAGGGCAAACAGCGGTGCGGAAGCGGTGGTGTTGTTTCCGGATGGCGACCGTTCTCATGCGGTGGTTGTTACGGTGTCGGACCGGCGCTACCGCCTGAAAGGGCTGCAGACGGGTGAGGTGGCTGTCTATGACGATCAGGGGCAGTCTGTGACGCTGACCCGGGAGGGGATCGTGGTGGACGGTGCAGGGAAAACGATCACGTTTCGCAATGCAACTGAAGCACGTTTTGAAATGGATCTGGAAGTGACCGGACAAGTGAAAGACCTGTGCGACTCCGGCGGCACCACCATGTCAGCGATGCGGCTTGCCTATAACGGGCATCGTCACAGAGAGAACGGTCAGGGCAGTAACACCGACAAACCTGATAAAGCGATGGAGGCATGATGGAACTGTGGCTGACGGTGAACGGTAAACGCACCTGCGCCAGCGCACCGCTGGATCCGCTGACCCGCGCCGTGGTGATTTCCCTGTTCACCTGGCGGCGGGCGGAGCCTGATGACAATGCCGACGTCCCGATGGGATGGTGGGGGGATACCTGGCCTGCGGTACAGAATGACCGTTACGGCTCCCGACTGTGGCTGCTTCAGCGCAGCAAACTGACCAATCAGCTGGTGCAGACGGTAAGGGGATATATCCGCGAATGCCTGCAATGGATGACTGATGACGGCGTGGTGTCCCGTATTGATCTGGATATCCGCCGCACCGGGATTAATGAGCTGGGTAACAGTATCACCCTCTGGCGTCGTGATGGACCAGTAATGATTTCTTTTGATGATCTGTGGAGTGCGATAACGCATGGCGGACAGTGAATTTCAGCGCCCGACGCTGGCAGAAAATATCAGTATGCTCCGTAACGATTTATTCGCCAGGCTGGACGTCAGCGACACGCTCCGGCGCATGGATGAAGACGTGCGGGCAAAGGTGTATGCGGCGGCGCTGCATACGGTCTACGGTTACATCGATTATCTGGCAATGAATATGCTGCCTGACCTGTGCGATGAGTCCTGGTTGGCGCGACATGCTGCGATGAAACGGTGTCCGCGCAAGGGAGCCACGGTTGCCAGCGGGTATATGCGCTGGGAAGGTGTCAGCGATGGCCTGAAGGTGACTGCCGGGAGTGTTATTCAGCGCGATGACCTGGTGCAGTACACGACAACTGACGATGCAATCAGCTCCGGTGGTGTCCTGCGCGTGCCGATCGCCTGCTCAAGTGCAGGTGCGGTCGGTAACGCTGACGACGGTACGGCATTAATCCTGGTCACGCCGGTGAATGGTCTGCCGTCTTCCGGTGTGGCTGACACCCTGACAGGCGGATTTGATACTGAAGAGCTGGATACGTGGCGCGCCCGCGTCATTGAGCCGTATTACTGGACGCCGCAGGGCGGGGCTGACGGGGACTATGTCGTCTGGGCTAAAGAAGTGCCTGGCATTACCCGCGCATGGACATACCGACACTGGATGGGAACGGGGACTGTCGGTGTGATGATTGCCAGCAGTGACCTGATTAATCCCATTCCGGAAGAATCAACGGAAACGGCGGCAAGACAACATATCGGGCCACTGGCCCCGGTGGCAGGCTCTGATTTGTATGTGTTCAGGCCGGTGGCACATACGGTGGATTTTCATATCCGTGTGACGCCGGACACACCGGAAATACGGGCTGCCATCACCGCGGAGTTGCGTTCGTTCCTGCTGCGTGATGGTTATCCGCAGGGAGAACTGAAGGTGTCACGTATCAGTGAAGCGATTTCCGGTGCGAACGGGGAATACAGCCATCAGTTGCTTGCACCGGCGGACAATATCACCATTGCAAAAAATGAACTGGCGGTTCTGGGGGCGATTTCATGGACGTGACAAACGATGATTACATCCGTCTGTTGTCAGCACTGTTGCCGCCCGGTCCGGCGTGGTCAGCCAGCGATCCGGCGATTGCCGGTGCGGCACCGTCATTAACCCGCGTTCATCAGCGTGCGGATGCCCTGATGCGGGAGCTGGATCCGCGCACCACCACCGAACTGATAAATCGCTGGGAGCGTCTGTGCGGCCTGCCGGATGAATGTATTCCTACAGGGACACAGACCCTTCGCCAGCGTCAGCAACGGCTGGATGCGAAGGTGAACCTGGCGGGGGGCCTCAACGAGAATTTTTATCTTGCACAGCTTGCTGCCCTGGGCAGACCGGATGCCAACATCACGCGATACGACAAAAGCACGTTCACCTGCTCATCGGCCTGTACTGACGCGGTGAATGCGCCTGAATGGCGGTATTACTGGCGGGTCAACATGCCAGCCGCCACCAACACCACCTGGATGACATGTGGCGATCCCTGTGATTCCGCGCTGCGCTTCTGGGGGGACACCGTTGTCGAGTGTGTTCTTAACAAACTCTGCCCGTCGCATACCTATGTGATTTTTAAATATCCGGAGTAATCCATGCATCGTATAGACACGAAAACCGCGCAGAAGGATAAGTTCGGCGCGGGTAAGAACGGTTTTACCCGTGGTAACCCCCAGACCGGCACGCCTGCCACCGATCTGGATGATGACTACTTTGACATGTTGCAGGAGGAGCTTTGCAGCGTTGTGGAGGCATCCGGTGCCAGCCTGGAGAAGGGGCGGCATGACCAGCTGCTTACCGCGCTTCGTGCGCTGCTGTTAAGCCGCAAGAATCCGTTTGGCGATATCAAATCGGATGGCACGGTGAAAACAGCTCTCGAAAACCTTGGTTTGGGAGAAGCGGCAAAGAGGAATGTGGGGACAGGAGAAAATCAGGTTCCGGATATGAACAGCTTTGGTAACTCATTGACCGCCAATGGATACCAGAAATTACCTGGGGGGATGATTATTCAATGGGGGAGTTTTTCTGTCTCACCAACCGGAGGAAGTGTTGGAACAGTTGATATAACATTACCTGTAGCTTTCCCTGCTGCTTGTCGTTCGGTAAACGCTCTTATTTCAACTAATGATCCTTCTGCCCGTTCTGTGGGCTTTGATATTGGAAGTACCAACAGAACCAAAATCAGATTTACTTACACTTCTGCTACAACAAATTCAATTTACTGGATGGCTGTGGGGTATTAACTATGGAAAAGACATATTATTTTAATCCCTCTGATTCGGGATTTTATATTTCACCAGATAGCCAAACCATTCCTGAGAACGCTACGAAAATAAACTTTACTATTTATTCTGAGTTCGCAGGAGTTGCATGGCCTGATGGTAAAATACTTGGTTCAGATAAAAATGGTTTTCCAGCATGGCAGGATGCGCCACCACTTACCAGCGAAGAATTAATCTCAATCGCTGAATCAAATAAACAGCGATTAGTTAATCAGGCCAACGAATACATGAACAGTAAACAATGGCCTGGTAAAGCGGCGATTGGTCGTCTGAAAGGTGAGGAACTGGCGCAATATAATTTGTGGCTGGATTATCTGGACGCACTGGAACTGGTCGATACTTCCAGTGCGCCAGATATTGAATGGCCTACTCCTCCGGCAGTTCAGGCCAGATGACATCCGGCGCGGTACTGGTATCTGTTGCCGTCACCGCGTCAATGTAATCCAGCACAGTGTTAAGTCGGGTGGTCTCTGCCTGCATCAGCTTCCGCCCGGCCTGCAATTTCAGTTGAATCAGACTAATGGAAGCCATTGCAGTATCAATCAGTGACTGACGTTGTGCTTCTGCCGCGTCTACTGCGGCGCTATGCTGTGTCTCAGTATCCGTTACCCATTTCTCACCATCCCATTTATCGTATGGCGTTAACGGGGCGATAGTGGTTGTTTTTTCGGGGTAATCACCCGGAGTTGTGATTTCTTTGGCGTCTCCCGTTTCGGTGTTATAGACGATTTCACCGCGATGGTCTGGTACATATTCCCATGAGTTAAAATCTGCAGAGCGGCAGATTGCATAACCAGCTTTGTAGGTGCCTGGAGCATCTAAACAGGAATATGCCGGAATGCCGACACCAACAGCAAGATATTCAGTTGAAGCTGAAATATACTCCCGACTCATGACGTCAAAGTTATAAACAGTAATTTCTCCTGCCATAGTGGCAATTAATTCACTGTTTAATTCTGCGTTATTCATTATGCAGCCCTCACAATATAGTTAAAAGCGACATTTCGTGGGCGTGTTTCATTCGCACCTGCAGGTTTAGTCGTTGCCGCAACAACACCACCCTCTGTAATAGCCGGGTTGGGAATTGGGTAATTATCGAAGTCAATGGCTGGAGACAGGGGCGTGATTTGTTTTAAAATCGTGGTGCCTGTAAAACTTTCCAGAGTCTGGTCGTTAGTTCGTGAAGTCCAGATTCCCCAATAGTGGTTATGACTGACAATCGCACCGTCCTGAAGCGTTAATAATCCCCTTCCGTTATCCACTCCACGCCCGTCATCCCAGCCACGAATAAACTCACCACGTAAATCAGGCAATTTATTTGTCGGATAAGCCTTTGCCAGTTCCGGGTATTCTTCAGCAGAAAAAGCGGCACCGTTGCATTTCAGCCAGCCTGTTGGCGGAGTGGCGGAAGGCCACGGAACAGGCACACCAACGGGGAATGCAGAACCTTCTCCCAAACCAACGTTTAAGAAAATGCAGAGGTAACAGCTAACTGGCATCATTCCTGCTTTTGTCAGGGGGAGCTACCATGCTTATTGGCTATGTAAGCGTATCAAAAAATGACCAGAACACAGATCTACAACGTAATACGTTGAACTGTGCAGGATGCGAGTTGATTTTTGAAGATAAGTGGTACAAAGTCCGACAGGCCGGGCTGAAAAAACTGCTCAGGACACTATTGGCAGTAGACACTCTGGTTGTCTGGAAGCCGGGTAGCTCAGGAGCAGAACAATAGTAAGCTACTGTGATATGCTGAAGTCTGAGTGTTTTTGCACAATATAAGAGTATCCGTGAATTGCACATCGCTATTGATGAGTATATCCATATTACATTAATGAACGTCTGATATACTATAATTTTAGCTATGTCTTTTATGATAGAATTAGGAAACAATAAAACATCATTGATGATGTACCTTTAAGGAGTTTATATGCTGGAAACAGCTCAAAAGAATGCAGGAAGACCTTATCCTGATGCTCTTGTAAATCGCTTCGTTTTAGATATATCTAAGCTAAAGGATGGTGATGTTATCGTAGAGCATGGTTATAGTACTTACAGCCCAACAATTGAAAAAGTAACTAAGTGTTATTATACGCATGCAATGATTTACCTTGAGGGAACTATTATTGAGGCTACAAGTGACGGTGGCGTGTTTTCTAGAGTTCCCAATAGAATAGCTGTTCCATTAGAAAAAGATTTGGTTGTATTAAGATTAAAGAATTCATTAGATCCGTATATTATGAATCTAATAACATCAAGGGCTAGGGAGTTGATTGGTTCAAGCTATAGTATAACTGAAGCAGCATCAACACAAATATATAAAAACACTCCTGCTAAAAAAGCAAATATAAAAATCAAACCTAAGAGAAGTCAATTCTGTTCTAGACTTGTTGCTCAATGCTATTCTTATGGTGGAGTTAATATAGTCGATAATATAGATTACTGTACGCCGAAGGATATCTTTAACTCTATATACTTGCAACCAGTTCATAACGCAATTAAAGAAGGTTCGTCAGAAGAAATCTATCATGCCAATATAGGGGAGTTACATCCTAAACACCTAAAATCTTGTGTCGCCTGGGTTAAAACTGCAAAAAAAATTCTTGCCAAGCATGATGTTAAAGTTCAAACAATTAATGAAATCATACATGCCGTGGTAAAATTAAATAATACCAAAGTCGATAAGGCAGTCTTTAAAGCCATCAATGATAGTGGTTACTTACAAGATTATGTTGATGATCGCATTCAAAATGAATATAGATATAACATAGTAATGTTTCTTGATTTTTATAAAAAACAACAAATCTCTATCGAGATGGAAATTGAAAAAGAATTTGGCATTTATAAAACCAGGAAAAGTAATTTTCAAACTTATAAGGATATGTATGAAGAACACCCAGCCAGAATAATAAAATGCCATCTTGATCTTGAAAAAAAACTATTAAAAAGCATTCATGAAAGATTAACCATTATCCTTACCGTATGTCAGATGTTAGCATTAACCCCGAAAAATATAGCCAAAGCAAAAGAAATATTTATAGATATAAAATTCTTACTTGAATAATAGATGGTTAAAGGCTCGATATTGAGCCTTTTTATTAACAGCGTTTACATAAGAGATATTACGGAGTGTTTTTGTAAGGAGGGGTTAATAATCACCTTCATTTTTATATGGCTCGAACTATGTAGTTGAATGAAATATTACGAGGTCTGACTGTTGCATGGTTAACACCATCGCTAACATATGGATCGGGATAAGGGAATCTGGAAAATCCAAAACTGTAATCGACTATACCATCATGATTACTGCATGACCGGAGCCTACGTCAAAGTGCCCAGCATACTGTGTGAAAGATGTTGCTGCTTGAAAACTAAGTAATGTCATACGATTATCGATTCCTCTTCCATCATCCTAGCCACGAATAAATTCACCACGTGACTCGGGTAATATGCCAGCCGGATAAACCGCGTCTAATTTTGGATAGATATTTTTATCGAAGGGGCACCGTTATATTTCAGCCAGTCTTCTGGTGGGTTGGGGAGGGGCAACGGCACTGGCAACGCGGAGCCTTCCTCCAAACCAAAAAATAAAAACTAGAAAGCCTGAGTCTGGTGCAATACCGAATTCAGGCTATGGTAACCGCTTACTATCATGTTTGATTTTAAGGAGGCTGCTTAGAGAAGCGATTTTAACGTTCTTAAGATGAATAACACATAGCTGACGCAAATGTTGTTTGCATTATGCAACATTTATTTATGGGGTATTTCAACCGATTTAAGCTTTTACTCGGCCTTTAACTCCCGCCATTAGACTATGCTTTCCTTCTAAATCTACGTCAGATGTCCATATTGTGTAATTGCGGCTCTTGCGGCTAGAGGCAACAATCTTACTCTTAATTTCTCTTGGGGACATGTTCTTTGCTTGAGCTACAAGCACATAGTCTTTGGATGCTTTCTCTACCGCTTTCAATAAATTTTCTGTGAGGATTTGTCCGTTGTTACGGCATCTACGAGTATTAAATCGTACAGCAAAATTCAGCGCATCCAGATAATCAGTGCGGATAGTTTCTTCTTTGAGCATCTGTTGCACGAATTTGCGGGCAGTTTTCGATTTCCCCAATTGTTTCACTACTGCTTGCTTACCGGGCTTCATATGTTCCTCCTAACATTCTACTAATAAATATTTTATCATAATAGTTCATAAAACACTCAACACAAATATCAGATCAGTTTTGTCAAGAGCTTAGCGCGGGGCAAATTATTTCGCTTCACTCGAGCTTTGTCTGCAGCATTCAGTGAATAACCAAAAGATTCATATCTTTCAATGAGCTGCTTGTCAGGCCGACTAATATTGACCTGTCTGATACCATATGCATCAGCGAAACTCTCTGCAATGATTAGCGCAATTGGCATGACGAAACCTTTCAATGGATGATCATATGGATTTCCTTCGAGATATCTAAGTGTTATGCAGAGCCGTTTTTTAGAACGTCGACCAAGCATCAACCCGCAAAGAAAATCGCGGCATCGAATACTCACATCAATGCGTTTGGTCTGATTACGCCTTTCTTGGTTCCAGTTGATGTCAATGTAATGCCGTTTTTCTGGAAGACGCCACTCCCTGCTAGCCTCATCTGAGTCTTCATAATAGATGTGACCCAATTTGATTTCATTAACCGGCAATCGGTTACCAAACCTTGTAGCAATAGAAAGCATAGCATCTGCGATTGCCTCAGAATAGATTAACTCATGGGTTAGCTCTTCAGTGGGACGAACTATGCTTGCTTGTACTGACTCCATATCCACTACCAT